CTCGGGAAGCCGCAACGGGACGACGTTCGGGAACATGAGCTCCCTCACGACGACCGAGAAGCCGATCGGCGACGTGAACAACACGTCGGACGCGGTCCTCTACGGCGTCGCGAATTGCTCGGGCTATTGCGACGGCCTGGGGACGAGTCTCTTCGCTTGCGAGCCGACCTTCACGGCGAACTCGAACCCGCTCATCCCGATCCTCATCGGCGTCACGGTCGACTTCGAGAGCGACCGACGGATGGCCCCGGTCGCCCAGGTCCCCGACCTCTTCCGGATCAACATGAAGAACCTCGACGCCGAACAAGAGATTCTCGTCGGCTCTGACACCTACATCGTCTTCCCGATGACCAACAAGGACTCACAGAACACGCTCTCGAACGAGGGCTACACGGGCTACGAGGGCCTCGCCTACAAGAAGATCACGGCGAACGCGACCTAGTCATGGCGAACAAGGGCGCCTTCACGTTCGGGGTCCTGGAATACTCTCCAGGGAATCCCCAGTTCCCGGTCCTTCCGACCGGACCTATCCAGGGGACGCTCGTCACGATCGGCCTCGGCGCCGGGATCACGAAGCTCCGCGGGATCGTCATCGAGCTCGAGACGCTCTCGGCCCCGGGAACCGGCTCGACTTTCGAGGCCTGGTATGTCGGGACGACCTGGATCTCGCCCGTCCCGGTCGTGTTCGGCAACATCACCGCAACGAAGGAGCGCGAGGTCACGCTCCACAACACGCAACGCTTCGCCGTAGATGTCACCGCGATCGACGTCTCGGCGATCCCCGGCCTCTCGGTCCTCTCGCCAGGTCTTCCGATTACGATCGAGGCCTACTCGTCCGTCATCGTCACCTTCCAGATCACGACGACGGGCGACCCGGTCGTCAACGACGACGTCCTCTTCACGGTCAACGGCGTCGTCATCGTCGTCCGCTTCACCGGCCGCCGGCTCATCATCTTCGACACGATCCCCCAGAAGCCGATCTCCGAGAAGATGAGCTGGCTCACCGACCGGATGATCTCCATCAACGGGACCGAGCAAGTCATGGAGATCCGCCAGCTCCCGCGCTCCGAGATCAATCTCGTCCAACGGTTCACCAACCAGGTCGAGAGGACCCGCCAGCTCAACGTCATCAACGCCGCCGGCTTCCTTCGCGTCGGGATCCAGCTCTGGTTCGAGGCCCGCGAGATCACCCAGGCCGCGACCGCCCTCGACACGGTCATCCAGATCTCAACCCTCGACATGGAGATCTCAACGTCCCAGGAGGTCTCCTTCGTCACGCCGGCGGGCGTCGCCTCGGAAGCGATCACGGTCCTCTCCTTCACGCCGACGGCGATCACCCTCGAGAGCGCGATCGGGATCGAGCTCCCGCTCGGATCTCAAGGGATGCCGGTCAAGTACGGCTTCCTCCGAGCGACGGCCTCGACGAACACCTTCCCGATCAACGCCGAGGACATCACGCTCTCCTTCAATGTCATCGAGTACCGGGACATCGCGGCGCTCAACATGGCCTACTTCGCCGTCCATCATATCGACGGCCTCCCGATCATCATCGACCCGGCGTTCTTCGATGGCTCGCAACGCGGCGGCCAGATCGCGCAACGCCTGGACGTCCTCGACTCCAGGACCGGCGACATCGCGGTTCGGCGGACCGAACCCCTCGCGCGCCCGCGGCTCCCGGTTCTGATTCATTGCGAGAGCCTGGCCGACCAGTTCGCCTGGCGCCAGTTCCTCTACTTCATCCGCGGATCCTGGGGCGCGTTCTACATCCCGACCGACTTCGAGGATCTCGTTCTGGGCGTCGACTTCTCCCTGGGCGGGAACACGATGTCGGTCGTCAACGTCGGCCTCACCGAGGTCCCGCTCCTGGCTCCTCGTCGGGATCTCAAGATCGTCGTCCAGGGCGTCGTCTACTATCGGCGGATCACGGTCGTCATCGACGCCGGCCCGACCGAGACCGTCACGCTCGACTCGGTCATCCCGGGGACCGGGACCGTCCCGATCGCCGACGTGAAGATCTCCTGGCTCTATCAGGTTAGACTAGAGGGCGACTCGGCAACCTTCCGCCACTTGCGCCTCGGTCAGTCCGAGCTCCGCTTCCAAGCCTCCGGAGTAATCACGACATGACGTTCGACGCCTACGAAACCGGGGACGGATCACCCGTCGAGCTCCTCACCTTCTCGAACGGCTTCGAGAACTTCAACTACTGCAACACGACCCAGCCGATCCAGATCGGCGCGGTCGTCTACGAGCCGCTCACCTACACGCGGAGCCCGTGGTCCCAGTCGAAGGATCAGGACGACAACAACGTCCGGATGACCGCGCCGAACGACTGGCCGGTCGCGGTTCTCTACCAGGGCCGGCTCACCTTGAACGTCACCTCGGTCACGATCCAGCGATTCCACGCGGACGACCCGGCCGAACAGATACAGATCGCCTGGAAGGGCCAGATCGTCGCGCTCCAGTATTCGGGCGACGACGTCGAGCTCCTCATGGAACCGATCACGAAGGGAGCCGAGACAACGCCGCGCGACACCTTCTCGGCCCAGTGCAACGCCTTCCTCTTCGAGTCGCCCGGGTGCAACCTCACGAGCGACGACTGGAAGTTCGTCGCGACCGCGACCTCGATCTCCCCGGACGCCCTCGAGATCACGTTCTCGGGCCTACGCCTCGAGGCCGTCACGATCGACGCCGGCCAGGGCGGCCCGCCGGGATCCTTGACCGCCGGCGAGCTCGACACCTACTTCCAGGGCGGCTACATCAAGACCGGCGCCGGCGAGGTCCGCGACATCATCGAGGGCAACGTCGGCGGAGATCCCGACACGGTCCGGATCCCGATCCCGTTCCGGAACTTCACCGCCGGCCAGGGCGCGAGCGTGTACGCCGGCTGCCGACTCACGCTCGACGTCTGCCAGCGTAAGTTCAACAACGCGATCAACTTCCAGGGCTACGCCTACGTCCCAGTCATCGACCCGGCGAACACCGAGCTCCCGAAGGGATCCAGGAAGTCGCCGACGCCGTTCGCCGGGGTTCAATAGATGATCTGGCCCCAACTCATCATGTGGGTCGTCTCGTTCCTCCTCACGGACTACTTCCGCGAGAGGCTCCCCTCCCAGACCCCGAGCGGGATCGGCGACTTCAACATCCCGACCGCGACCGAGGGCCGGGCCGTCCCGATCATCACCGGCGGGACGGTCAGATGCGACGCCCCGAACTGTATCTGGTATGGCGACTTCACCGCGGTCGAGCGGACCGTCACGACCGGGATCGTCTTCAAGCGCGAGGAGGTCATCGGCTACACCTACGAACTCGCCATGCAATACGCTCTATTCAAGGGCGAGAGCGTCGGGATCACCGGGATCTGGATCGGCGACGAGCGCGTCTTCGACCATGTCGCCGACGCCGGCGGGATCCCCCAGGACTTCGTCGACGTAAATCGCGACGACCTCTTCGGCGGTCCGGACCAGGGCGGCGGCTTCCAGGGCCGGATCCGCCTCCACAAGGGAAGCGAGACCCAGCCCGTCTCGACGTTCCTCGCCTCGAGGATGTCTCCGCTCCCGGCCTATCGCGGCCTCTCCTACATCGTCATCTCGAACATCCAGACCCAAGTCCTCAACGGCTGGATCATCGAGAACGTCACGGCGGAGACGAAGGGCGCGAACTTCGGCGAATCGAATCAGATCCGCTACGTCCGGGTCGAGGTCCAGACCTTCGACGACCTCGCCGGGACCGCCGGATCCCCAGCCCTGGGCGACACGATGAACCTCGGGAACGATCACCACTTCATCGGCCCGGATCTCAATCCGATCGTCGTCGCTTGGGATCTCTGGACGAACACGCGCTGGGGCCGAGGCTTCGGCCTGGGAGACGTCAACCTGGCGAACTTCAAGGCCGCGGCGGAGACGTGCTGGAGCGAGGGGATCGGCTGGACGAACCTCATCGACGAACAGACAACGACCGGCGCGATCCAGGACATGATCGAGCAACATATTGACGGCTACATCGGCCCGAACCCGCTCACCGGCCAGATCGAGGTCTCCCTGGCGCGGCCAGACTACGTCGTCGCATCGCTTCCCCTGGTCGACGACAACAACCTCATCGAGGTCAAGGACTGGGCGCAGGGCGACTGGAGCAACACGAAGAACCGCGTCCGGATCCGCTACACCTCGAGGACGAAGGACTGGAAGGAGACC